TGCACAAGGGTCGCCTTCACCGTCCACATCACTCGGAAAAGCATCAACCTCATCAAGAAGCACCCAGCGACAAGGAGCAGACCGCAACCCCGTAGCACTGTTGGCACCCGTAAGAAGAAGAATGCCACCGGGGAACTCCTTGCTGAACATCGTGTTGCCTGAATCGCGGCTTCGAGCAGGAGCGACCTTGTCGGCAAGGCACGGTGTCTCATGAATCAGCGAATCAAGCCGCTGCTTTGACAATCTTTTAGCCATCTCAATCGTCGGCTGCACGAAAAGTGCTGGTCCGGGTGCATGCGCGATCATGTACCCCACAACGTTGTTGATCGCTTCTGTCTTGCCAAGCTGTGCCCCAGCCATAAACACCACCTTCTGCACGGCGGAGTTGGCAGACATGCAATCCATAATCTCCTTGAGGTAAGGAGTCCTTTCCGTCCGCCACGGTCCAGGCTCGGCTGATGCCTTGTTGGACAGCATCCTGTACAGATCCGCCCACTGACTCACAGACAGGTCAGGGTCAGGGCGCAGACCATCGCGGAATGACTGCCGGTAGATCAGTGCCCCGTCACGCATCGGTCAACGTCTCCAGCGCCTTGCGAATTTCCTCCGTCAACGTCTGGTGGATGACAACAGGATCCGACTCCGCAGCCAATTGGTTGCTGACGCGATCAGGAATATTGCCCAAAGCATCACGTACAGCACGAGCAGCAGTGAAAGCCTCCCGTTGCACACGAGCAACTTCCACCAGTTGATCCTCTTTGACCTCCAGATCCAAGCGAGCCAGCTCCGCACGGAAATGCTCTGACTTCGCACGGCTTTCATTGAACGTCGGAATCTCAAGGTCTTCTGATTTGCGACGCGTTGGACTCACGCTTGCCAGTGGGTTGCCTTCCCTGTACGCCTTGACCGCTGCTTCCTTGTCCCACTCGATCTTGTTCCGGTTGACCGCAAAGCAGCCATCAAACCGCCCCTGGCTCTTCATTTGACTGATTCGAGCCTGAGTAATCCCCAGCTCCTCAGCCAGCTCCTTGGTGTTGCAGACCTGCATAGACGCAATTTAAGGGCAACAGCGCCGTTTTAAGCCAAATAGTGCCACGTAGCGATTTTGAGGCATATAATGGTCAACTTTTGCATTTTGGCGTCTCAAGCGCGTCTTATGTGGGAATGCTGCGACACGCATACTCCTGGCGCTAGCCGTAGAAAGGGGTTCGAAATTACCCGAGAATGACGCCTGCGGAAGGACCCACATTTGCCCTCGGGGTGAGCCGAACCCCCGCACCTGTAGGGTATAAGAATTACCCCAAAGTATGATTGCAAATGCTAACAATTAGCCGCAATCTTAAGTGCAAGTGCAAACAATCAATTGCGATTTAGAATTGCAAGCTAATTACAATTAACAATTAGCCTCCCTAGCGTCCCCCATACCGCCAGACGCTACATGTAGCGCACCCTGAGCCCCTCGAGAATGCCCTGCAACCTGCCCCTAGGAGCGGGCACGTATCCCCCACGCGCTACGGGTGAGGGGCACTACAGGGGCTCCTAGGTGTGGCAAACGTAGGCGCACAAAAAAACACCCCCAGCGGTAACTGAGGGCAGGGCATGAAAAAGCCCCCTAGCGGGGGCGGGTGAGGGGCGAGCAGGGGCGCGTTACGTGGCGGCTTGAATCACCGCGTCGGCTTTTGTCTTGCCTGTACCGTGCGCCAGAAAAGCGATGATCACGCGGCGCCCTCGGGTATGACAAAGGGCACAGTCTGCACACTGCCGCGTGTCTGACCGTTGGGCGGGGCAGATCAAAACACGGTTACCCTCAGGGGTGCGCCACGTTGTGCGCGTCTCATCTGAGGGCACAGCCATCACAGCAGGGAGCCCTTGGGCGATGGCAGCATCTGCCGCCCGTTCTGATTCGGTGGAGACGTTGACGCGGAAACCGCCCCGATTGGCGCGACGTAGGAGGCGGGCATTCTCCCCCACCTCGGGCACGTGGTGCGTGTAGGTAAACCCCCGGCGCCCCTGATTGGCTTTTGTAAGGGCGTCAAGGAAACGGCGGGAAAGCCTACCGGCGGGAGACGCTACTAGGTCGCCACTAACGTTGTGACGCCATAGCTGACCCTCGGGGAGGGCGCGGATCCGAGCAAGGAAACCGGCGAGATGTTCGCCACGTTCACCACGGGTGACAGCATCCCAGTGCAGACGCGTGTAATAGCCAGCCGCCGCGTAGCATCCGCCACCCTGTAGGAAAGGGCAGGTGCTGGGGCACGTGGTACGGCTTGAGACTGAGACGGGGATATCCCCGGTTTTGACGTTTTGACTGTGGCGAGTGAAAGCAAACCGCAAGGTTTTGAGCATCGGAAGGGGTGCGATTGGAAAGGAAGCCCCCAGCGAAAGCCAGGGGCGGGGAAATCAAAGGGCGGCAACCTGGCGGGCATGCCGCAGAATTGCGTTGTAAGCGGCGGGGGTGATGGGCACCGCGTAGCAGGTGGCGGTTTTGTGGCGGATCGCGGCGGGGATGGCATCGGTGCCTAGGTAGCCTTCCTCCCATGCATTCACAAGTTGCCCAGCGGGCGTGAATGCTGCCCATAGGCGGCGGGGGTTTCCGTTGCGATCGTTTGGCGCCGTGAAATGAAGAACGCTGAACGTATCAAGCAAAGCAAGGGAGCGGGCTTGAATTTCAGAATGAGTAAGCATCGGAAGGGGTGCAATTGGATTAAAGGTCTGGGGACTGCCACCACGGGGCGACATCTTCGGGGTCGGGTTGCCAATCTTCGGGGAGCCCGTTGGCATCTATGAAATCCTGCCGCCATTCTTCGAACGTCTCGAGACGCTCAAGCCAGAGGGGCAGGTCTAGGGGTGCGTTCATGAGAAGCGGGGGAGCTCAGGGGAGACGCAAGCGAGGCGATACGCCCACACGTCCCCGTTGATCTGGTTTGCATGCTGCAAAAGGCGGAGGGCATCTGCCCAGGGGCGGGGGCGACCTACGGGGACGTGGCCGGCAGTGGTGCCCTGATAGCGGGTGAGCTGAAACATGGTTAGGGGTGCGATTGGAAGGGCGAAAGGTCGCCTATGGGGAATGTAGCGCCTATGGGTAGGGGTGAAAAAAGGAAACGGTATAGCACCGATACCAAATGGGCAAAAGCATTAGCACGGCTGATCAGTAGGGGGCACCCCTCCGGCTTTTGCGTGCACGGGGGCAGACGGTTTGAACCGGTGGCGCGTTGTTGTGCACGTGCCCTCGGGGGCAGGGTCAGGGGGCACCTAGGAAACGGTCGCCCCGTTGCGCCCCATATATAAGGAGAAGCCCCGAGGCAGTCTCACGGTGAGACGCGTCTGCGAAGGGTGAGCAAATCGTTGCGCCCCTGCTAATTGTTAATAACAATTAATTTGCACTTTAATGTGCGCGCAATTGTTATTTGTTTGCACAAATATTTGCAAATTATTTGTTATTGTTTGCAATATTATTTGCCGTTAATTGTTATTTACTGCAAATATATTTGTGAGTAATTGTTATTAACTGCATTTACGATTGCAAGCTAATTACAATTAGCCTCAGATTACGATTGCGTTTGTATTAATAATACAAATTGTGTGTGTATAAAAAATAACAAATAGGGCGATTTGTGTGTGTATACATATAGCAAACCTTGCAGGTCCCTTGTGTTTTTTAAAGGGAAACCCCGCAGGTCCCTTACCCCCTAAACCGAAACCTTGCAGGTCCCTTGCATCCCAAACAGAAACCTCGCAGGTCCCTTGTCATAAAAACTTTTGCTTCGACAAAAATTGCGGGAAATAGGTTGTTGCCGTTTGTTTGCCTATTTCAAAAAATTGAAACTTTGCCGAAAAAGTTGGCACAGGTGATTCAGTCATAATTCGCATCAAAGGGTATCTGCCACCACGCACCATAAAAATGCCGGGCTTTGCAATTCGCAAATTGCGTCGTTCATCCACCATTGCCTGATTCATGTAGAAATAGCGCGTGCCAGCGGCTTTAGCAGTCTTTCGCCCAGTTGTTGCTGTACGCGTTGAATCGGTGTTCTGGATGTAGGTATTGATTTGTTCGTATTGCGTCGACATCATTTTGCCCCTGTTATTAAATCTCATTCCGCGTGGTGATTGAGTTGGAACCATAATTCGATTAGGCGCAAGAATTGGTCCGCCCATTGCCGAACGTGCGGGGTCAGGCGTACGAGAAAGTGATTTTTGAAACCGTGTTCTATATGCTAATCCGCCATAAATGTGTGGCGCCAAGTAATCGGATCGTGCGTTGCCTCCTTGTGGATCGGGATTGATATAAACGCGTGCCTCAAGCTTTTCCGGAGTTGCTTTGTCGTATTTAAAGCCGCTCAAGGTGTAAGGGCTAACTTCTTTGAAGACAGATTTAGCACCTTCTTGCAATTGTTCGCGAATCTTAAATGCCGTTTGATTCAATGCGATTGACGCAGCCATGGGAAGCTGAACACGCCCTAATGCGCTGAGCTTGCCAACGATTTTTTCGGCATCAAAGTCAATCGTGATTTCCATGCTGCCTCCTGCGTGATCACAGCATAAAAAAATCGCCCCGGTGAAGCCACTGCCTCAGCTCAGGGCGATCCAATCGCAGGCAAATCATAACACGTCAAGGTCGGAAGGGGAGGTCGCTGCTGTCCATGACTGTGATCAGGACGCCGGGTTCCTCCTTGCCAACGCAGAACCGCTTGTGCGCAGAGATGTTGTAAACCAGCGAATCATCCTTGATCACACCGGCGTACACGAGGCTGTCCAACACAGCTCTGGTGAGCTTGTCGAGGTCAGGGCGCGTCATCTTGTGCTTCGGTGCCTTGCCTAGCAGCTCGCCCTTTTTGTTGAAGTGATTTTTTGGTCTAGGGAAGCAGAACACCAAGGAAACGCCAACGGGTGTGTCGAGCGGCGCCTCGATGCCCAGCTTCTTGGCATCAGTAATGATCATTTCACGCCAAGGCTTTAGCGCCTTGCAGGACTCGATCATGCGTCCCATACCAACATGACGTTTGCTGCCCTGTGGAGCGGGAATGCCGATGGTCTTCCAGGAGTAGCACTGGTTCATGCCTTGAGCCGAAGCTTGTAGGTGTTGTTGACGCGCTGCCAACTGTATTCGTCCTGTTTCATGATGTACTCATGCGTGAACAGATTCGTGCCGCATGAACGGCATTTGAGGTGACGCAGGGTGTGATCCTCGCAGGGGTAGGTTTTGATAACTCGAAAGTTATCGCTGGAGCATTCAGGACACTTGGTGTTCATAGGTTGATCTTTTCGAAGTGATAGCCATTGGCCGCGTGACCACGGCGTACGGAGCGGGAGATGATGCTGCGGTTGACGAACATCGCTTTTGCAGCGGCTGACTGTGATTCGTAGATCTTCCCAGTTTCAATGCAGCGCACCTTCATCGGCTTTCTGATGCAGGTGTTGCGATTTGGGAAAGTCTTGACGATGTAATCAGCCAGATCGGCATCTTCAATTGCAAGGAACAGTTGAGTGCGTGGGATGCCACCAAAGAAGCGTGGATTGGCGCGAGCGAACTCGCGGAGGTCTTCAGTTTTGATGTAGACGGGTGAACGCGGCACGTCGCGGTTTCTGGTGCCTTTCAAGCCGATTTGCAACCAGTAGCGGACCGCGTCATTGGAAACACCAAGAACGCGAGAAAAGCCAGTTGCGGTCAGATACCTGTATTTGGGTTCAAGTGAGATGTTCAGTTCATGAAGTTTGAGACGGATTGAAACTGCTGAACGCTTGGGTCTGCCATTGCTGGTGTTTTGTGCATTGAAGACACGAATGAATTGATCAGATGGCATTGACTCTGCAAATTCATGCAGCAGTGCAATCTCATCATCTGTCCAAGGTTTGCGCACACGCCCGTAGTAGACACCACGGCATTGCATCGAGCAGGTGCGACGGTTGGAAAGTCGTTCCTTGCTGATGATTTGTGGTGTGAAGGACGTGCCGCAAACGATGCAGGAGCGGGTGTTTTTCTTACCGGGAGCCAATGGTCAGAAGAGGTATTCAGACGGTGTACGAGCGATCAGGCGAATGGCATTGACGACGGTGGCGCCGTCAGGAATGAAAGGATCGTCAGGGTTGAGCATGGCTGCTTCAAGGATGTCTGCGAGTTTGTCCATGGCGGCTCTGGCTTGCAGGCGAAAGCGTTCTTTGGGATCCCAGGTGTGTTGCCCTTGAATGGCTTCTGCGACGAGGTCAATGACGTTGAGTTCAGTCATGACGTTGAGATGTAAAGAGCGCCGATCAGTGCAGCGATCAGGATGCAGAGTGCGAGTGTGATTGTTGTTGTCATGCTGATTGACGGGAAAAAGATCCAAACAGTTCAACTTCTTTGGCTTTCCTAGCTTCAAAAGCTTTTTCTTGAGTTGTAAACAAGCCAATGTGAATGGCTTTGTTGTTGTGCTTAATAAATGCTTTGTACTTTTCCGCGTATGGATCCCAGCAAACGCCCTTGATACCGGTTTTGCTTTTAACCGTGACCGACCTATTCATTTGATTTTCAGAGTCAGTTGCAAGTCTCAGATTTGAAGCTTTGTTGTTTAATTTATTGCCATCAATGTGATCAACAATCATTGATCCGGGATCGACGCAATTGTGCAATAACCAAAAAATTCGATGAGCAGCATAGGTGTTTCCCTTGAAGCCAATAACCAAATAACCCTTGAAAATGCAACCGACAGAAGAATTGATTGGCGCATTTCTAGAAGGTGATTTCTTCCAAGTCGCGCAACCGGTCAAAGGGTTGTAATCAATAAACTCATCAACAAGTTCAAAGGATGGCAATTTTTTAAATCGTGTCATGCCCGCACCGTCCAGAAAGGAGTGCCAACCTTCTGCACAGCACGACCCAAAGCGACTGCAGTTGATTGCAGTTCTTTGAGGTTGTCGGCTGCAGCGGTCACATCTTCACAATCGCTGAAGTCGTAGGTGACTCGCCCGTTTGAGAAGACGTAGTTGATGTTGTCGTGCTTGTAGCTGTTTTCAGACTCGCCCGCCAGATGCTCCATATCACCAGCAGCGACATGAACGGTGAGTTTGGCTTGGACATCTTTGATGCGTAGTTCAAGGGCACGCTGTTCGTACTTGAGTTGGGTTAACTCGTTCAACAAGGTTTCGGCATTGCGTTGATAGCTGTCCATCTGAAGTCGATTGGTGAAGTTGCAGGAAGGCAGAGCAGATAAGAGCACTGGTCAGAAAAACAAACGGGCGCATCGTTCTTGCAGTTCTGTGGTGTCTTCGGTCGGTTCAGGATCAGTGGTATCGTGCCAAATGATCTTGTTCCAGAACTGGCTGTATTCGTTAAAGACACGCGCCTTGGCATCGACGAAGCTGTATGCCTCGACGTAATCAATGACGTTGTGACCAGGGATTTCGAAGTAAAACTTTTTGGTGTTCATAGGAGGCTGATTTCAAGAAATGATTTGGCGTCAGAAACTGACGTGAAGGTGCGTTTGTAATTAGCCATGAACGGCAGTTCGCGGTCAGCCAGCCAGAGGGCGTAGCCACCGAAGTCCTGAGTGATCTTGGCGATTGGAGTGCCGTTGAGAGAGGCGACGATTGGGAAGCCGTCCCTGGCACTTGCATACTGTACACGACTGCCCGTAGGCGTCAAGGGTTCAGCATGCTGAAGGCGGTAATTCTTTGAGTCCAATGAGTCTCATGGCGAGAAAGCTCTGCGCCAGCAGCGGCAACAGGGAAAGCCGGCTGATCAGGGAAGGCGTACAGGGCAATGAAACGCTGCACCTGGATGCCGTAGTTTTCAGCCAGACAGAGACGATACGCCTGCATCTGGGTCATGGCTTCATCGCTGATCTGCTTGGTTGGCTTCGCCTTGCCCGGTGCCTTGGTCTTCAGGTCGAGCAGGCAGAACTCACCGTTCAGCTTGACAAGGGCATCCAAGGTGCCGGCAAAGGGGACCAGTCCTTCATCGCTGCAGACCTGATGCTCAGTGCAGACAACGTGATCGAGGTGCTTCCAGAGAGGAGCCTTGATGATGTTTTCGCACCAAGGAGCAATGTGTTCAGGAATCTCAGGTGATTCTCGATTTAAGAATTGCTCAAACCAGTCATGGATCTGGGATCCACGTTTGGCAGCCTGATCACGCGTCTCATCAGGGTCACCACCTTCTGCCAGGATCTTTGCCTTCCACCTGCGCAGTGCCATCTTTGTGGCTTCTGATTGGGTAGCAGAAAGGATCGAGGTGATGCTGCTGTAACGCAGGTCAGGGCGGCGTTCGTTCCAGTAGTAGCGCGGCTGCCCTACAGGATTGCGCTGTATCAGTGGCAAACGCTGCAGAGGCACGAAGTCGCTACTGCTTTCTGGGATGGTAACGAACTTCACAGGATGAAATCATCCTCAGGAATGTCTTCAGAATCACTGGCTTCACGTAACAGGTTGCGATATTCGGGAAATTGTCCGGTGTAGTTTTTTGCCATTGGGTGACGCCGGAACTCGGCAAGATTCATGGCTGTGCCTGGAGGTGCTTTGTCGAGGTCGTCTAAGGTCCAATAACCTTTCGCTATACCGTCACGCAAAATTTTGCATGCAGCAACAAGGTCAAAACTTTTTTTCATTTTTTTAAATTCAAGGTTTGTACAAATGATTTAAGTTCGTCCATTGGCAGTAAATATTTTTGAGGAACAAAATAAGCATGCCTATTTGTGCCCTGAGGATCTTCGATAAACTCCTTGCGCATGACATTTTCCCCAAAATTCCAACCATGAATTCTCACTTCAGGATGTTGATATGTACAAGAAATGAATATTTTACGAGGGTTGTCGTTTAAGTAGATTAAAAGCCTTCGATTGTGTCCATGCGTATTCTTTACTTCTAAGTTGGGTGGCAAATCAAAGCTGCCTTTGACTTCTTCGAGTACGGGAAAAAGAAAATCAGTCAATTCAAGATATTTTGCCACGCAAAGTTCGCCTATTGCTCCAATAATATCATTATTCAATTTTGTATTTTCACAGCCAATAAAATTATTTCTTTGCGTTCTTCCCTGCTTTTGAGAATTTTGACGCCGAAGAATTCCCTGCTCTTTAGCGAATGAATGTTCCTCGTTGCTTAAGATGTAGCTGATGTAATCCATTAAAACTCCGTCTCCTTGTAAGAACCAAACGAATCAAGGCGACCCCAAACCTTTTCCTTGACGGCTTGGCGTTGCTCCTGTTGTGCAAGGGGATGCTTGCTGTAGCGGCCAGAACGCGAGGAGTTGGGGTCTTCCTCGCCAGACATAGGCACAAACGTCCAATACAGACCGTCGCTGTCGTATCTGCCCAGGGGATGACCGTGAACGGCGTCAGGGGGCGGAGAGGTGCTGTTGTTGGCCGTGTAGCTGACAGAGCGTGTCTTGGCATCAGCGACCTGCCAGACGTGCTTGCCGGCATGCTCAGGTGCGAACAGTTTCATAGTGAGACTCAATTGAGATAGATGAACAAGGATCAGTCCTCAACCCAGCAGCGGTTGCCTTCGTCCCACCACCGGCCAGCACGTTGAGGCTTGTGCTCTTCGAGGTACACCTCGTACTTGCCATCCCGAAGCCACCGAAACAGGTCAGGAAGGCTACCCACGAACTCGTCAGCACTCTTCTTGCGCTTCTGCTCCTCAATCGCCCTTCTAGCGGCTTCCAGGAGCCTCTCAGCGCCATCCTCCTTGGTGATCGCTTTCCACTCCTCGTACGCCTTCGGTTTGGTTTGAGACGACACACGGTCAGGAGCGGACTGGTACAGCCTCCAAAAAGTTTCGAACTCTTCGGAATACTCCGTTTTTGTGTATCGCTTTGAACTTTTTGGCTTTTTAGGATTTTCAAATTCGACCGTATTATTTATATTATTAGATAATAATTCTTCTTTAATAGAAGAAGAAGAATAAGAAGAAGAGGCTTCGCTCGCTTTCGCTCGCTCCGCCAGCGTAACGGGCGCGTCAAGCACCTGCTCGATCAAAAGGGCGCAAAACGTAGCCGTGGGAAGGGATCTGGGTTTTTTGAGCAGGAGTTTTTCGGCGGTGAAAGCATCCAAAGTCAACTTGATGACCATTGACGCATCTGAACCTGTGGTTGCCTCGGGTTCCATGAAGTGCAAAAAAGCGACTCGAGGTTATATGGGTTTTCAGGTTCCGTCAAGTAACCTGAGGTGTGTCTCAAGGAACTTTTTTGAGACTCAACCCAACCTTGACAAAGTGGGTATGGTGTTCAGGTACTCAAGCCATTTCCCATGGCCATCCAACTGACCGCCAAAGCTTCCACCCTCAAGACCGTGATGCTCCAGCTCGACCCTGAGCTGTACACCCGCATCAAAACCGTCGCCAAGAAGCACAACCTGCCCGCCGCTGTCGCCATGCGTCAGATCCTAGAGCAGGGCATTGAAGAGGTCGAGGCGAACGCCTGATGACCAGCACTCCCGTCTATCCCAACCTGGCGGGAGTCATCACTCTTTCTGACATCAAGCAGAAAGGGACTGGCTCCTTCGCCGCTGATTACATCCCTTGGTCAAAGGTGATGCAGTTGATCAACCAGCACGCCAATGGCTGGTTGCCCGAGCTGATCGCTGCTGATGACTCTTGCTTCGTCCACCGGGCACCTGACGGCACTGGCTACCTGTGCATTCAGTTTGTCAATGGCAACTGCAGTACCCCGATCTGGCCGTTCCCGATCACGGATGCACGCAACAACGCCATTGCTTACGACAAGATCAGCGCCCGCAACTTCACCGATTCCCACCGCCGAGCACTGTGCTCTGCCGCCGCTGCGTTTTTCTCGCTGGCGTATGAGCTGTGGGCACGTGAGGAGGTTTCAGCTTCGTCTGAATCAGTTGAGACTCAACCTGAGATTCAACTGCAACAGGACACCCCTAAGCCTGCCGCCAAGCAGCGCAAGAAGGATCCTGAGCCGACCAAGTTGTCGCCGTCTGCCGACAGCGAAGCCAACATCAAGCAGAGCGCCATCGATCAATGTGTTGATCTGATTCAGTCAAAGCTTGATCGCACTCAGCAGATCGCTTGGATCGCCGACAAGGCAACCAAATGGGATCTGGAGGGCAGCGGCAGTAAACTTGCCCAGATGACCATTGATCAGCTCCTGAGCTGCATTGATGAGCTGAAAGGCAAACCCAACCTGAAGCAGTGATGGCTACCCCCGCAGGAAACAAAATGCGGGTGCAAGTACTCCTTGACCCTGAAGCATTGCAAATGATGGAGCGTGAAGTCGCGCTTCGTTACAACAGTGCTTCAAGGGTCACTGTTTCTTCTCTCGCCAACGAGATTATCAAATCTCACTACGCAATCCTTGAGTCTCAAAATGTACAAGACTGAATCAACCTTCGAGTCAGCCTTCACCGGTCAGATTTCGCTTTTTGCCAACAAAATTAAAAAACACGAAAAATCTCCCGACAAAACAGGCACCATTGAACTTGAATTGTCAGAAGCCATGAAACTGGCTGAATACCTGACTTCTCACCCTGGCGAGCAAAATTACGCTGGCAAGACCGTTGTCAAGCTTGCGATCAATGCTTGGGATAAATGCTCTGATAGTGGCACTGAATATATCGGTGGCACTGTCTGGGCGAAAAAGCCTGAAGCCGGCGTGAATGACGTACCTATGTTCTGATGGACTTCACGGCTCTGTTCCCTGAGTACGTTGAGCCGAATCGCGGACCAGGCATTTCCTATTGCGTTGCACCTAATGCACGTATGTTCGACTACGAACTGGCTTTGCCTGGCGAGCGTCGGTTGCGTGGCTGCCTTCGTGCTGTCAATAAAAAGGATGCCGAGCGCATCCTTCAAAACCGACATCCCGGTGCCACCAAGATTGACATCGGAGAAGGACGCAAGATTGTTTCTGCTCCACCGAAGACTTGACCCATGCTGAACAACAGGGCATACGTGGCTGACAAATTCAAGCCATTAACGCCACCACCTCCGCCAATTCACAAAAATCCTTTGATTGATCGTGAATTGATGATGGCTTACGCCCGTAAGCGTTATTACGCACAACTGACTGTTGACATTGACGACTGATGAAACGCAAATTCAGCAGCAAAGATTTGGCATTGTTGTGCGCATCTTTGCTTGAAACCAACCCTCGCAAGCCTGGTGCTGAGGACTTCGAGGTAATGGACAACCGCCAGTACATCCTCGATGCGTTGTACGTCATTGATGGCCGGCACAAACCAAGCCACAAGATGCACAGCCTTTACACGGGTCTGTTCACCAAGTACTTCAAGAGCTAATGAAGGCGCCCCATCGTCTACCCCGCTACCGTCATGGGAGATGGGTTCCCGTCATGGCCGCTCCCAACGCCGACTTCGAGTTCACGGAGGGTCATATCCGCATCCTGCTTTGGATGTGCGATTCACATCAAGAATGGGTTGATAACGCCTGCGCCAAGATCATGCAGAACGGTGAAATGCCGTCTGATAATTTGATGCGCTGCAGGGAAGGTATTGCAGACCTCAAATGCTGGGGATTGCGTCTACTTGAAATTGTCGAGGCAACTCCCGATGATGAAGAGTACGACGATGAAGACGAGGACGACGATGAGTATTCATCGGAACTGGCGCGTTTCGCAGGTAATCTCGAAGCGGAATGGAGCTTATATCGACGTGCTGGAAGACGGTCCGTACATCCTTTACAGAAGCTGCGCCGGTGGCTTGTGTCGTTACTCGGATGACCTGTGGCAAGCTGAGATTTACATCGAACACCTGCTTGCTCAGATGGTGCCTAACCCGACTGAATGATTGACTTCTGAAGGATGTCATCTTCAAGATCAGGGCGCCCCAAGTTACGAGCAGCTTCACCAGCCAGCCATTTGGTGATGGTTCGCTGCTGATGCAGCATGGTATTGAGCAGGAGCGCGGCGTTGTATATCCCTTTGATGTCGCCCTGCTTCAGCCATTCCTCCAGCATCTTGGCTGTGGCTATCTCGGAAAACTGGCTTTCCTGAGTGCGTTCAATCGGATGCCAGTCCATAAGCGGTCTGAGCAGCGGATACTGCCATACTCTCAGTATCAAAGCAGGTGGGAAGGTAGAACACCGTACTTTGCTTTAGAAACCACGCAGACCAATAGCCGCTGACGCCAAAACGTACCCAGACGGCACCGTGGCCGTCACGTGAAAAAGACGGAGGAGTCACTGGTTTTCTTCTTCCTTTTGGCCGCAATCGTTCCTACGATTTATGCAAACGGAGGCGCGTCATGCACTCTTGGATCGACGAGACTAGTCTGATTCCAAAGAGAGAAACAAGGGCGCGATTCAGGTTAAAAATATTTGATGCTTTCTGTGGTAAATGTGCCTATTGCAATGAACCTGCTCAGTCGTTAGATCACATCATTCCACGGCATCGTGGTGGACAGACTGTAATAGAAAACCTAGTGCCAGCATGCCTGCGCTGCAATGGATCCAAAGGATCAACAGAATGGACGCTTTGGTATAGACGGCAAAGTTTTTACACACAAGACCAGGAAATTGCGATCTGGTATTGGATGTACCAGTTCAGGGATTTACCTTAGAAGCTGATACTTTTGTGTCGTTGTTATAGTGCCCAACTTCGGCATAACTTTTGAGTGGTTTTTGACTCATTTCAAAGAAGATTATCTGTCCAATTTTGAGTCCAGGGTACAGCGGCAGCGAATGCATTTTGCGTGCGTTCTGCAGCTCCAGCGTCAGCTTTGAACCGTGCCAACCTGGGTCGATCCAGCCTGCAAGCATGTGGGAATAACCTTCCCTTGCCCTGCTGCTTTTCAGCGCAAACTGCCCGCTGATGTGCTCGGGTACATCAAAAGTCTCACGGGTTTCAGCCAGCACAAATTCCCCAGGGCGCAACCAGTAGGGATCTTGTGCGGTGTAGCCATCAAGGCTGAGCAACTGCATGGTCATGTCCACCGGCGACTCGATCATCAGGTTGTCGCCCAGCAGCACGTCAATTGATGCGGGGTTCAGCAGCTCCAAGTCAAACGGCACGATCATTCCACCGCCCTCGCACAAAGAGCGGATCTGCCAGTCACAAAGAACAGACACTCAGTAATCCCAACGTACGCGTGGACGACCTAGCCGCATGCCGAGGTGGACGAACCCCTTGGTTGCGCCATATCCCAGCGAATACGGCCAAGTCCGATCACAGTACTCTTGCACCTCATAGATGTCCACGTCCTTGACGTAAAAGTCAACGGCGCCAACGCCGGTCATGTTGTAAAGATGCTCGCTGTTGCTGGCACCACCAACTTGTTTGTTCACCGCCGGTGGGCGATAGCCGGAAGTGATGATGATCGGCTTGCCACCAAAGTGATTGCGCACGTTTTCTAGGTATTTGCACAGCTCAACAGCGGTGTCACACTGTGCCTGCACCTGAAAGCGACGCTTCTCATCAAACAAAGCCAACTCCCCATAGGTGATATTGGGCGTCACCTTGAAGTTGAATGGCTTGTCAGGGGTGAACTTGTCGCCTACTGGTTTGCCCTGCACGTGCTGATTCATCAGCTTGATCAGCTTGTCGGCGTAGGTGGGATCAGTGGCATAGCCATCATTCACCAGCCAACGCGCAGCATCCTCACGATCAGATGCGTTATTGCAACCCTTGTAGATGTGATAGTCCTTGTACCACCGCTCAACCAAGTAATACACGCACGTCTCAAGATCAGGGAAATCCAGGAACGTATCTTGAATTGTGATCCACTTGCCGTTGATGTATTCCTTGGTGTTCCGTGTAGTGCCGTTACCCTTCAACCCAAAGTAATTGTGCTCACCTGATACGTGCTTGCCGTAGCCAGATTCCAGTGCCCACTGCGCGGCAACAAGCTCAGGGAATTTTGCACCAGCCTTTTTGGCAGCAGCACAAACACCATCCCAGTTGTTGTCAAACCTGTCCTGCTTGCCAGCCTGACTCCAAGTCTTGAACCAGATCTGATCCCTATTCAAGATGCCAGGCTTTGCCTTGAGAATGGCAGATTCCAACTCAAATATGGCCGCCGTTTGATGCGGCAGTTCCTTGTAATACTTGAACAGATCAACTAGCCGAAGGCGGTTCTGGGTCGTCATCGTTCCAAGGAGATGAGATAGACATCGGACCACCCAGAAGGCGGCTTTCTCCAGTCTGCTCAGGCGTAGGCTCTTCGTGTTTAATCACAGGCTGACGTTTGTTTCGCTCCATTTCAAGATCAATTACCTGATTGACCTTTTCAATTTCACGATCCAGTCGTGGCGTCAGAGTTGCGTGAAACTTGGCTTGTTGTGCAGCACGCAGTAAGTGATGCCGCCAGTCACGCTTGTCGTAACGCCACAACCAAACAACGTCAGCGTTCAACGCTTTGGGAACAGAATCTTCAGCGCCTTCACCACAAGCTGCACCCAAGAGTTTTCCTTGATTGGCAGCAGTGCAATGATTTCAGAGCCGGCAGCGATGATGATCGCAATGGCAGCAGCGGTCGTGGGATCCATGACGAAATAGCGTCTACTACCAGCCTATCGCCTGATTTCCAACTTGATCAATCGCTGCTCGTGATCAAGGATACGATCATCCATCTTTCCAATCTTTTCTTCAAATTTGACTTGATTTTGAAGTACGTCATCAAGTTTCGTCGGCACGGTATAGACCAGGTAGAAGATGCCTGATGCCAAGGCAACCGTAGCTGCAACACCAATGCCTGCAATGGTTTCTTGCTTGACTCCCCGCCAGAATCCACCTTCAGACATCGCACGTCTGCAGCTACGTTTAGATCTTACCGCCCCTGACCACGAGTCAATTTACGACCGTGATTAGCAAGCGAATGTTTTCCATTTCCCTGCCGTGTTTTCTTTGGCGGGCGTGGAATGCGTTGAATTGATTTGACGCCAGTCTTTGATTTAACCGCCATCACTCCTCTTCGCTATCGCCAGCAGGCTCCACATCATCAGCAGATACAGGCTCAGCAGGAACAGGAGCGTAAGGGTCAACTGGCCACACGGGATAGTCGGCACCAGTAATGTACGCCGCTAATTCCTCAGTGTCGGCGGTGTCACGAATTGCAGTCACCTTGACGCCAGTGGCAAGGCGAATGTCCTCACGCCAAGTTTTCAGCACTGGATCCGCCACCTTGCCGTTGTCAGCCTCGCGGATGATGATCCAGTCAGTAGGAGCCAGCAGGGTGTTGGCGGTAGTGCGCGTCTGCTGCGTCCACTGCTCCATTAGTTGGGTGTGGTCTTTCCAAATAAGGTCGCCCTTGTCGTCATAACCCCACGCCCACCTCTCATCCCACGATTTGGGATCGGGCACCTCTGTGATGCCGATTGCCAGGCGCTCTTTCTGGCTGCTCAGACGGAGCCAGTTTGCGGGGTACTGGATGCCAGCGTGCTTGAAGGGCACGTCAGGGGCAAGTGGCTGGCCGTCGAGGATGAACATGGGTCTGATGCGCTGGATTGAGTCTAAATGGACTGCCTAGGCTTGTTCACTACTCACCTGGCGCGGGCGTAATTAAAGGGCGATTCCGCGAAACTTGCGTACACATACGTGGTTCCGCTTCCGTTCACTTCTGCGCCGGACGCCCGCAGTTTGAACCCGTTGGAGAGAATGTCCACGTAGCGAAGTGAGCTAGAAAACTCAGCCCCTGATGTGTCTGCCCGCAAGAATGCGTCGACTACGTTGTAAGTGGATCGCGCTGTGTCGATAATAATCCAGCTTTCATTTGCAACGGAAGTTGCCTTGATCATGATCCAGCGGCTTCTGTGTCCGGTGTAGATAAAGCTGCCATCTGACGAACCATTCCCTACATATGAGCCCATCGCAGAGTACCCGGCTACTGGGGCGAAAGCGTAAGCCACAGTTGTTGCACCAGCAACGGTTGAGTAGCTAGCTCTAAATCCCAGAACTGTTGATGTCATACCCGCGCCCCATTGGACGCCATCTGTAGCTGCGGCGTTTGTTCCGTTTAAGCGCAGGTAGTAATCCGTAGCCAACGACTTGTGGTAGACGTACCAAACACCGGCAGCGTCGCGTGATTTAACGATGACCATTTCCGGGGTGACGCCCAATCCATGACCCACGGAGAAGTTTCCTGTCCCTGTGGGTGATGTGAACGTGGCTATTGAAAACCCCGCCGTCGCATTAGCTCGCACCTGACTAGAGATGGAGCCTGCTGTGTTCGTAACCGTTGAGGTTCCGGCGTCCCAAGCCCAGCCGACATAGGTGCTTGAGTTGAGGTTGGTGTAAGTGCCATTTACCGTGCCAGACGCGACCGAGAAGCCGTCGGA